CTTGCCCATAATTTGGTCGTACACTGAAGTAGAACCTGCAGGAACCATCAAACCTGTGATAGTACCGGTTGCAGTTGCAGCAGTAGTATTTAAACCACCACGCATTGTTGGGTCGTTAAGGTATTTCCAATCAGACTTGTAGAAGTCATAACCTCTACGGAATCCTGTGAAACCTAAGTTTAACGCCATATCAACATCGTTATCGAAAAGACCGAATGAAGCTGATTGAGCAACACCACCTGAAGTGTAGCCGTTCAATGTAGCCAACATATTGTCAATATCGAAACTTAATCCACGATTTACGAATACAACGTTCTCTTCGATAGCACCTTGCTTATCTAAACGAGAAACGATAGAATCCCAATCGCTTAAAGTTGTTGGAGTACCACCACCCCAAACGTTACCACGGTTGTTTACAACGTAGAAGATACCTTCAGAACCAATGTAACCTGCAGTAGCAGCACCTGAAGAAGATGCAGCCGGAACAGCTTCAATCATTGAAGTCTCTAAGTAATCTTCAAAACGTAAACGAGTCTCGTGCTCAGACTTTAAATACCAAAGGTATCCTGTAGCACCATTCTCAGTTGTAACTTCTACCCATCCGATTTGAGCCATATCAGAACCGTTAACCGCATACTTATCTTTGATGATAATAGGGTTGTTAGAGTAGATGTCATCTTCTGATTCTAATGAACCAACCATTCCGTTAGTTCCTTTCTTGAACTCAGAACCGTAAATGAATACAGTACATTGAGTAGAAACTGCGAATGCTTGACCTGCAGTCTCATAGAAAGCTACTGTGAAAGTAGTTGCTGAAGGAACTGCTGTTACGATAGCCTTGTTGTAAACACCTGAAGTGTTGTTTTGAATCATCAAAGTTTGTCCAACACGGATAGCGATGTAAGTCACGCCTGAATCAGCTACAGTGAAAGTTGCTGTTGAAGCACCTGCTGCTGCTGCTGAAGTACAGTTTGTGTACTTAATGTGTAAACGTCCTTGCTCAGCCCATTTGATTTGGTCAGAGTTAGACGGCATCTCTGCTCCTACCATACGTAGGAAAGATGCGATTGTTCTATTACCATAACGCTCAAATTCTTTCTCGTATGTATCAGGAAGATACTGATTCAAGAAGTTGAAGTTGGTAATGTAGTTTGTCTGCAAAGCCACCTGCTCAGCACTTGGCTGTAATTGGTAGGTAGGGTTGCTTAAAAGTGCATTTGCCATTTTTAATTAGTTTTAAATTTTTTATACTCGTTTTATACTGCGAATTTTCAGGTTTCGTCCTGAATCAGGGTTTATCGCTTTCACCTGCATTCCATCTGTTGATTTGCCAACTTCAGGGGCTTTACGCTCCGACATATTGATGTTCTTGATTTTACGAGTAACATCATCGGTGGCATCAGCTAATCCTTGTTCATAAAAGAACTTGGCAAACTTATCAGGATGCATTGCTATCGACAAGGACCTATGATAGCCTGCTGCGTCTTTCATCAAACCTTGGTCATCCAAGAACTTATTGATAAAGTTCTGTGGAGTTGCTTGGTTCTTTTTCAACTCATTGGCGTCTCCCGGAGCAAACGTGAACTTCTTGTCATTAACACTAAACTCAAAACCTTTGAACTCATTGCTAAAAACATCATTCGTCTTTTGGTCAAACCATTGACGTTTACGAGTGTTCTCCTCTTCTATGGTCTTTGCCTGTTGGGTATATTGCTTATAGCTTTCGTATATTTCCTTTTCTCCATCGGGGATAAATGCCGTACTTGACTCAAGGGGCATTTTGTATTTCTCCTTCTGAGAATTAAAATATTTCTTGGCTTCAGCAAGAACTTTCTTTTTTGCGATTTTTGCTTTCTTTACGGTTGACTCATCATCCAACTCCTCGTCAAATTTGTAGTCATCCATCAAAGCCTCGATGTCATCACTATCGAGACCCTCCTGCGTAGCAGTTAGGTATTCTTTAAGAAGTGCGTCAGGATTCATTGTATCAAAGTCCTTCTTTAATTTAAGGAAGTCTTCGAAACCACGCCCTGTCTCTTTCTTGTATTTCATATAAGCAGCTACATCTTCAGGAAGAGCCTCATTGTTTTCACGTTCGGCTACTAAATCATCTAATGAGTTAATCTGCTTATTATATCTCTTACCAATATATGAAAGAACGTCTTCATCTTTTAAATCAATTGCTGCAGGTGCAGGGTCTTGATTATCATTATTCGGTTCCGGGTCATTCGCTTTTGGCTCAGGGTCCGGATTGTTATCTTGAGTTAACGATTGCTCGTGCTTATCAAGTAATTCTTTTTCTACTTCTTGAACACTCTTCGGTTCAATTATGTCTAATGCTCTAACTTTAAATTCCATTTGATTTGATTTTATTTATACAAACTTATACAAAAATTTTGACATTTTTAACGAGGCTCAAATTCCGCTAAGTCAAACCCATCCAAACTATCCTCGTTTGATTCAAAACTCATTGGAGGAAGATTGTTCTTTCTTTGATTAATTAACTTAGATTGCTCGGTGTTTTGCTGACTAATTCTTTTCGCTTTTGCGTCTTCTTTCATCTGCTCTCTTGAAGTTAAATCGCTCATCTCCATACCACGTAACTGCATATTGTACTCAAACTCCTCACGCATCAACTGAGACTTAAGCATTGCTTCGTTCTCAGAACGCTGCATATCAAAAGCTACCTCAGCTTGCTTAACCTGCATCTTAGACCTTGTCTCCAACTCAATTTTTTGTAGTGCGGTTTGAGAAGCCATCTGCTGAGCCTGCAATGCCTGCTGAGCAATCATTGCTTGTTTCTGCATAGCCATCTTCTCCTCACGCTCTTGAGTCTTAATACGCTTCATCTTCAGTAATTGGTTCGCAAGTTTAATGTTGCGAATCTCACGGATGTCAATAGCGTCTTCAAGATTAATATCACCTTTAGATAATGCCATCTGAATGTTCTGCTCAAGCTGTGCTTTTTGCTCTTCATCAGGAGAAATCTCAATAAAAATACCAAAGTCATAGATATACAACTCCTTAATCTCATCTAAGATTGACACGTTGTATTTACCAATTTGGTTTGCAAACTCATCTTTAAAGTCAGAATACTGAAGAATATCACCTACTCTATAAGTAAGAGCCTCAGCTAATGAACGATAAATGTACAAAGAACCATCAAGGATATGTCTTGTAGCTGTATTAGAGTTTAATGCAGCCAACTTTTGTAGACCAACTAATGCATTTGGGTCAGGAGTAGAACCATCACGTGCCTCGTTAAGACCGGTCACTGACCTAATCATATCAATGTAGTGGTTCATATTTGTAATCAACATCTGCGTTTTAGCTGCACCTGAGTTAGATGTAAGCTGAGTGATAGGCACTCTTGCATTGTTGAAGTCACCATCTTGAGTAAAGCTACGTCCAATTACACTACCTGTTTGGAAGTATAACCTAAGTGCATCCTCAGGATTGTATGCGTTACCTGTACCTAAGTCAATCTCATTTAAACCATCAGCATCAATGAAGACACCATCAGGTACTGTACGAGCAATAACTTGTTGTAGTTTTAAGTGCGTGATTTGAATCAAGTCAGCAAATGGTATCATCCTTCTGCATAATGACTCAATAACACCTTTGTACATACGAGGTGCACAAGCAACATAGTTTGGTAATGCGTGTTGAGACGCTGACTTAGGGCGAACCATATTCTCAGACATCTTCCATTGGATTAAGATATTGGTACCCATTACCATAATACCTTCATACCATACGTCAATGGTTTTCTCAATCTTCTCGAAGTTACCTTCCTCCATCATTTCAGCAGGAGGATTAAATGTTTCGTCTTTCTCAATTACTCGAGAACCACCACCTTCAAGTTTCTTCTTTTTATAAATAACTTTCTTTGTCGTCTTGTAGTTGAAATACATCAACGTGCAAGTATCACGATAGAACAAACTGTTCTCGTAAAACTGTGCTACGTTATAGTAATCATACCAAGCCTGACTATATTGTGTAATTTCTTGTAAATCTTCTTTAGTTAAAGATTGGTCAATCTTCATCAGTTCCGTAATTGGAACAGTCTTAATCTCTCCCCAATAAAAACAATCTTTAAAGAATGGGTCTTCAGTATAACTGTAGACAATGTTGGCAGGGTCAACGTAAGAAATTTTAACACCTGTCCCTTGTAAAAACTCGTGCTTAGCTACACCAATACCAATAACGGTAACGTCATAGTCTAATCTTTTTCTAATATCATCATAATGATTCTCATCAAATATTGTGTTGATTGCTTCTTCTTCTGCTATCTCAATTGCAGGCTTATAATTAAGCTGCATATATAATGATAACTCTTCATCAGTTTCAGGAAGAGCATCAGGGTCCATCATAAATGTATCAACACCTGTCTTGTCTTTAATAGTGCTCAGAATATCTTTTGATACCATCTGAGCCTCAATCATATCTTGATACTTACTTCTTTTTGCTTGAGACATTGCATCTTGTGCATACGTCTTTACTTTAAATAG